ACCGGCATTGAAGCTGTCCACCACATCACGAAGCGCAGCACAGGTCAGTTGAAGACCTTCCGCGTTATCGAAGTTGTTGATGGTACTTCGATGGTTATCAGCCCGCCAATCATCGGTGCTAACTCGTCGCCAACTGATGCTGAACAGCAGTATCAGAACGTTTCGGTTGTATCGACTTCAGCAACTGCACCGTTGAACTTCCTGAACACCACTGCTTCGAACATCAACCCGTTCTGGCGCAAGGATTCGATTGAATTGCTCCCAGGTCGTTATGCTGTTCCAGATGGTGCTGGCGTTGACGTACTGCGTGCTGCTACGGATCAGGGCATCGAATTGGTCATGACCAAGAAGTTCGATCCACTGACCTTCCAGACGCTTTACACGCTGGACACACTGTATGGTGTGGTCATGACGAACCCTGAAATGGCAGGCATTCTGCTTTTCAACCAAGCGTAATAGGGATGGGGGGAGCTTCGGCTTCCCCCTCTTTTATCCAGAGGAACAAACATGGCTAAGAAACCTACCAAAGCCGCTAAGAAGATCGCCAAAGTTATGGGCGAATATAAGGCTGGCACATTGCACTCTGGCATGAACCCCAAAGGGCCAAAGAAAGCTCCTATGGCTAAGAACGCCAAGCAAGCTATTGCTATTGCTCTGTCAGAAGCTGGCGTGAGTAAGAAGAAGAAAAAGAAGTGACTGACTTTCCAACCATTCTTTACCGCATCCCTGGGCCTCACAAGAAGCCACGGGGATTGACGTATGCTTATGCAGGCGCATCAGACAAAGAGCAGTTTGACGCATTGATAGCTAAGGGCTGGTCGCCGTCGTATGAAGATGCAGCCGCTAAGTTAGACAAGAAACCAAAGGCTAAGGCTGTTGAGATTGATGAAGTCTCCGGCCCGACCCGTGAGGAACTTGAATTGAAAGCCAAAGAATTAGGGGTATCGTTTAATGCGCGAACTTCTGATATAACGCTGTCAGATCGCATCACTGCGGCCCTGGAGGTCTAAATGGGTTATACAAAGCGCCAGTTCGTAACGTCAGCCTTTGAAGAAATTGGCATGGCAGATTACGTCTTTGACCTCCAGCCTGAACAGTTGGAAGCAGCTTTGCGTCGCTTAGATTCCATGATTGCTGAATGGAACGCTGCTGGAATCCGTCTTGGCTACGCAATGCCAAGCAACCCACAAGACAGCGACCTAGATACAGAAACCAATGTGCCTGACAGCGCATGGGAAGCTATCATCACCAACCTAGCCATTCGGATTGCTCCAGGCTACGGCAAGGCGGTATCTTCTGACACCAAGGTTTCAGCTAAGGGCGCTTACAACGTATTGATGCAGCGTGCGGCATTCCCGCTTGAGCAGCAGCTTCCTGGCACAATGCCAATAGGTCAGGGCAACAAACCTTGGCGTTGGGATAACCCTTACGTCAATCGTCCTGCCGACCCTGTAGATGCTGGGCCTGATGGCCCCCTTGAATGGAGTTAAACAATGCCAACAATTAATCAGCTTCCAACCGTAACTCAGGTCAATGGCGGAGATCAGTTGCCTCTGTTCTTGCCAAGCCAAGGTGATGCACGTCGCTCATCGGTTACCACGCTCATTGAATACATTCAGGTCAATCTAGGCGCTGTTACCTGTTCGTCAGTGCAGACAACGCCTGTTCGCTTTGACCAGTTGCCTAACGCTGTTGGCAATGCTGGAGCGCGTGCGTTCATCACAAACTGCAACACGACAACGTTCAACGCTGCGGCTGCTGGTGGTGGCTCAAGCCAAGTTCCAGTGTTCAGCAATGGAACCAATTGGTACGTCGGATAAATAAATGACGCAGATTCCCATTCTAAGTGGCATCTTCACGGACAATGGGCCGGACTTTCGAACGTCCTATCCTGTCAACATGATTCCAGTGCCAAAGAGCAATGGAATTAGTGAAGGCTTTCTGCGTCCTGCTGATGGCTTGGTGGCTAACGGCACTGGCCCAGGCGTTGATCGTGGCGGCATTAACTGGAATGGAATCTGCTACCGCGTAATGGGTTCCAAGCTCGTCACAGTGTCCAGCACAGGCGTTATAACGGTTATTGGTGATGTTGGTAATGACAACAAACTGGTGACAATGGACTATAGCTTTGACCGCTTGGCTATCGCGTCGAATGAAGACTTGTTCTACTATTCGCCAAGCCTTGGCCTGATCCAAGTCACCGACCCAGACCTTGGCGTTGTGCTAGATGTTGTCTGGGTAGATGGTTATTTCATGACGACTGACGGTGAGTTTCTTATCGTTACGGAACTGAGCGACCCGACACAGGTTAATCCCCTGAAGTATGGTTCGTCAGAAATTGACCCTGACCCTGTTGTCGCACTGCTGAAACTACGCAATGAGATTTACGCTCTGAACCGCAACACCATCGAAGTCTATGACAACGTAGGCGGTGACCTATTCCCGTTCCAGCGCATTGAAGGAGCGCAGATTGAAAAGGGCGTCGTGGGAACTCATGCTTGCTGCGTCTATCTCGAAAGTATCGCGTTCGTTGGTAGTGGATTCAATGAAGCCCCAGGCGTTTACCTTGGTGGCAATGCCAAGGCGAACAAGATCAGCACGCAAGAGATAGACCAAATCCTGCTTGAGTTTACCGAAGAAGAGCTGTCCACGATCAAGATAGAAGCTCGTAACGACAAGGCGCATGAGCATCTATACATTCACCTTCCAGATCGCACGATTGTGTTTGACGCTGCCGCAACGCAGGATTTAGGCCAGCCCGTTTGGTTCATCCTGACAAGCAGCTTGGTTGGCCTATCGAAGTATCGCGCACAGAATCTTGTTTGGTGCTATGACAAATGGCTGGTTGGAGATCCAGCCAGCACGTCTGTAGGCTACATGGTTAATAACATTTCCAGCCATTACGGGCAAAAGGTTCGCTGGGAGTTTGGGACGACAATCGTTTACAATGAAGGTCGCGGCGCAATCATTCAGAATCTAGAGCTTGTTGGCCTAACTGGTTCAGCAGCATATGGTATAGAGCCGACAATCAACACCAGCTACTCCACAGATGGTCAGACCTACAGCCAGCAGAAGTTTATTAATGCTGGTAAGACAGGGCAACGTGCAAAGCGTCTCGTATGGTTTCAGCAAGGTTGGATGCGCAACTGGCGCATACAGCGATTCCAAGGCACATCAGACGCCCATATGTCGTTTGCTAGGCTAGAGGCTCAAATAGAGCCGTTGGCTTACTGACATGGTTCAGAGGCTCAATCTTACCCGTGACCAACTAGCATCGTTCCTGCAAGATCATGAACAGATCAAGCAGTTTGAGCGACTGTTCCAAGTCGTCAGTGAGGAAGTGGCTCCGTTCAGCGTTACGGAAGCTACCATCTTGGCTGGATCGGCTGACGCTAGTGCAAACAACGCGCTATCCTCTATTGAGGCTATCAATTCCGTATTGGAATATCTGGATCAAGCGCCACCAGCAGCAACGCAAGAACAGGTCGCAGCACTGCAAGAGCAAATCACAGCCCTTCAGCAAATGCCACCGCCCAAGCAGAGCCGCAATCCGCGCTATGGTTCATTCTACGATACGACAACGCAAACAGCAGCCGCAATCAATACGGCGTATGCTATGACGTTTAATACCTCAGACCTGTCCTCTGGCGTCACACGCGGCACACCAACGTCACGCATTTATGTTGACACGCCTAATGTGTACAACGTTCAGTTTTCAGCCCAGGTTGATAAGACTGCTGGCGGCGTTGGCTTAGTATGGGTTTGGTTGCGTAAGAACGGCGTGAACGTTCCTGATAGCAGTGGCCAAATCCGTATTCAAGGAAACAACGCTGAAGTTCTGGCTGCGTGGAATTATGTCATTCAGTTAAACGCTGGTGACTATATAGAATTAATGTGGGAAGTTGACGACATTTCGGTTATTCTGTTGGCTGAAGTGGCATCGGCAATACACCCGTCAGTCCCTTCGGTCATTCTAACGGTGACTGACAATATAAGCGCTTTGGAGGTATAAATGGCTGTTTCAACAAGAGTTCTAATTCCAGCAAAGATTGCTGAGAATGCACAGACAACGCAATACACTGCGGTGAGCGTCACAGCTATCATCGATAAGTTTACGGCGACTAATTACAGCGCAACGGCCGCAACGATTAGCGTGAACTTGGTTACAGTGTCTGGCAGTGCTGGAAACGATAACCTTATCGTCAAGACCAAAACGCTTCAGCCATCAGAGACATATACGTTTCCAGAACTAGTCGGTCAGGTGCTTGCGTCTGGTGGATTTATTTCAACCATTGCGGGAACGGCTACAGCTATTAACATTCGCGCATCTGGTCGGGAAATAGCATGATGAAAAAGCCAATGATGATTATTGAAGGCTTCGCTGGTCTGCGTGAGAGCGAACCATTCATCACCACCGCTGAGAACAAGAAGAACACCAAGATCGTGATCGACGATTGGATGCTTGGCCCTGAGAACCCCAGCAACGAGCGTGGCGCTAATCCTGAATACTGGATTGCGCTTGGCAAGGCGATGCAAGTGGATGAGGCTGAAGCCCGTCGTCGTCGCTGTTCGAATTGCGAGTATTACGACAACAGCACAATGACCCAAGCCAAGATGGAAAAGATTCCATTTAACGAATGGGACGTTGACGCTGGATTCCGTGGCTATTGCCACAAGTTCGAGTTCATCTGTCACGATCTTCGATCTTGTCAAGCACAAGAAGAACGAGAGTTTGAATTCGAGGATTGATTGTGATATGGCTGAGACACAGAGCTTTAAAGAGCAGCCTGTGGCTCATTTCGTAAAGGTGATGCCGTGACTGCTATATGCCGCACAAAAGACATTAAGACAGTCGAAGGCACACTCATTGAGCCTTTGACGAAAGCTTTTAATGAAGCAGATGTTCAGCGTTTAGAGTCGGCATTTCTTGACCTTCCGCAAGCTGACTGCCCTATCACGCATCGCTTTTCTCCAGGCATTTACATTCGTGAAGTAGTGATGCCAGCAGATTCATATGTGGTTGGTCATCATCACAAGACCGTTCACTTTAACAATATGCTCACTGGTCGCCTTACTATCCTAAACGAAGATGGCACAAAGACAGAGCTGGTAGCGCCTCAGTCGTTCATCTCACCGCCTGGTCGCAAGATAGCCTACATTCACGAAGATGTAATCTGGCAGAACATCTTTGCAACTGATGAGCGTGACGTTGAGGCTCTTGATGAAATGTTCCTAGACAAAAGCGAATCTTGGCAGGAATCTAAGAAGTTTAACGAAATGCTGTTGAGCTTTGACCACTCTGAAGACATTGCGGACTTTTACGCAGCGATTGAGCAGTTTGGTTTTGAGCCTGAAACGGTTCGGGAAATATCTGAATTAGAATATGACCAGATTCCATTTCCGCATGGCGAGTACAAGGTTGCGGTTGCTGATAGCAATATTGAAGGCAAGGGATTGTTCGCGTCTGGCAACATCCCGCAGTTTGAAGTTATTGCGCCAGCACTGGTTGATGGGTTTCGCACACCAGCGGGGCGTTATACCAACCATTCTAAAAATCCGAACGCAATGATGTTCCGTATGGAAAATGGTGATATATACCTTGTTGCAATGCGTGACATCGCTGGATGCAAGGGCGGAAGCAACGGCGAAGAAATTACAGTAGATTATCGTCAGGCTTTAATCGTGACGATAGGGGGATATTGAGATGAGTGCAGTAGCAGCAGCAGTAGTTGGGAGCGCAGTTATTGGCGGTGTGGTTGCATCTAAATCCGCCAGCAAAGCCTCTAAGGCTCAGGTTCAAGCAGCCGACAAGACTATCGCAGAACAGCGTGCGGCTCGTGACGAACTAAACAGGCTCCTTGCTCCCTATACATCAGCCGGTATCCCAGCCCTTCAGGCTCAAATGAATCTGCTTGGTCTTGGTACAAGGACAACCAATTGGGGAGCATATGCTCGATCCAATCCTGCCCTAATGGCAGCGTTTGAGGCGCAGCGTAATCCTGCGCCTATGCCTCCTGTAAATTTTGGCGCAATGCCGCCAGGCTATCAAGGTGGTATTGGAATTGGCGACGGCATGATTGAGCGCCGTTATGAAGATTATGGGAACATTGGCGGCGAGGTCATGGGTACTGGTCAGTTCGGTGATAGGGGATATGCTGCTGGCACTCCTATGCCGCAATATGGCGGTCAACCAATGCAGCAAGCACCTGGCATTCAGTCCTTAGAGGAATTCGCTCAAAACTATTATCAGACCACTGGCATGGGTGCTGGTGATACCTTAGATCAATTCACAATCGATCCACAGCAACAAGCTATCTCACAGCTTGAAGGCAGTGCAGCATTCCAAGCATTGGCCCGTCAGGGTGAAGAAGGCATTCTTCAGAACGCTTCGGCAACTGGTGGCCTTCGTGGTGGGAACGTTCAAGGCGCACTGGCCCAATTCCGTCCAGCCCTGTTAAACCAGTTTATTGGCCAGCAATATGAACGCCTTGGTGGATTGACTAAGATTGGACAAGCTTCGGCTGCTGGCGTTGGCGCTGCTGGACAAGAAGCCGCAACCAGTATTGGAGCAGCTCTTACGCAATCAGGACAAGCACAGGCTGGTAACGCTATGGCTCAAGGCGCGGCGTTTAATAACGCACTAGGCACAATCACTGGATTCGGTACTAGTGCTGCTGGACAAAAAGCATTTGGGAAACTTTTCTAATGGCTCAACCAATTGACTATACAATACCTTCGCCAACCGGAGCGTTCCAGAATGCCTTTGCTTTTGGCACTGCGGTAGCTGAACAAGACGCAGCACGAGCAAGGGCTGCTGAAGAAAGAATGCGCGCTCAAAAGGCGCAAGAGGCATTGCAGTCGGTTGCTACCGATAGGTCACCAGAAAACATTGCTAGAGTGTTTCGTGATTTTCCAGCGTTAAAAGAGCAAATCGCTGCAAGCGAATCCGTGCTGAATGAAGCTCAGAAAACCGCTGACAATCAATTTCGTGCAGAAGTAATAGGTCTAGCTAAAAGCGGCAATATGGAGGCTGTTAAAGCACGGCTTGAAAAGCAAGCGCAGGGCTATGCAAATACTGTTGGCAAGGAAAAAGAAGCAGGTGCGGCACAGGCTCTACTAAAGACTTTTGACATTAATCCTGACTCCGTCATTCTACCAATGACCATTCAATTGGCACAGAGCGATGAGAAGCTTTATAAAACAATCACTGAAGGCCCAACTGGACTTGATACACCATTTCTAAAGGAACTGGTAGCAGAAGGATTGCAGCCTGGGACGCCTGAATTTAGGGCAGCATTGCAAGCCAAGCGCGAAGGTGATCCATATATTGCCGTTTCGGGTATCGGCCTATTCCTAAAGAGCGATGTTACCAGAGCAGCACAGCAAGGAAAGACAGAGGTTACGCCTTTAATTCCACAGGCCGCAATTACGATGCTAAAGAATGATCCTAAATTGGCGGCGGACTTTGACAGGAAATATAAGACCGCCGATAACCCTACACCATCGGCTCGAATCTTAGGAGGTCAGACGGGCGCACCGTCTGGTAACTTTCGCTGATGGACGTAAAGTGATTGGTCAGCTATTTCCTAATGCACGGATTACATCTGGCTATCGTGGGCCAAATGATCCTCTGTCTAAAAAGAATCCAAGGTCTTATCATGCCAGCACCAAGGGCGCGGTTGATATTGCGCCAATACCTGGAGTTAGTTTTAACGAATACATTGCTGGCATTCGCAGGGCTGGTTATAAAATTATCGAAGCTCGTGATGAGGTGAAGAACCCATCTAGAAATGCTACTGGCCCACACTGGCACGTTGTGATTGGAAATTAATATGGCTACGCAAAACCCATTTGATCAGTTTGACACGGAGGCTGGTAGTTCAGTTCCTGTATCATCCATCCAGCCAATTGTTGCTGCGCCCAAACCAGTTGAAAAGCCTGAGAAGCCCACAGAAACGTTTAGCATAGCTACAAAAGAGCAAAAGATTGCTGCTGGGCTTGATCCTAATCGTGCATATCAAGTGAACTCAGTAACAGGAGAGTTTAAGGACGTTAGCGGCCAGGCTACTGCGCCCGCTGCTGGAACGCTTGATCCAAAGACTACAGAAGGTCGAAAACTAATTGCTACAGGAATTCTAAGTAGCGTTGGTGTTGATCCGGTCAGTGGCGTTGACCCAGTTTCAGAAATGATTCGAAAATCAACTAGTGGTGGCCTCGAAAAAATTGCTGCTGAAACGGTTGGGTTTGTAACTGGAGAACCAACTTCTGGCATGGAAGAAATAAGCAGACTAAAGTCTATCGCATCAGACATGACGTTGCAAATGTCTGGTGGTAGCCTTGGCGCTGGTATGTCTAATACTGACCGTGACTTCATTAATGAGCGTATGGGTGACATTGCTAACCCAGAAAAGACGGCGGGGGAACGTCTTGCTGCATGGGGTGAAGTTAAAAAACGTCTTGCATCAATAGCTGAACTTCCTGCTGGTGCGCAAGCTGGCACAAGTCAGGCTCCAGTTGCTGGTGTAACAGCAGCACTCCCTGGAGACCGCGTTGTTGCAGAAATAGACCTTAAAAATGCAAGGGATTTACAAGCGGCGTGGCAAAGCGGGAAAACCATTGAGGAACTAAGCGCCATTTCGATGGCGAATGTTGGTTCACCATTAACACCTGAAACTATCGCAAAGCTTCAGGAGGACACTAATCGTCAGCTACAATTCACTCCATACATCGCTCCAATGGAAGATGTTACAAAGGATATGGGGATTGTTGAAGGCACGATTGAATCTATTACTGGTTCAGAACGCAGCACGCCTGAGATAGAGGCTGCTGCCGATTGGACAACAATGCCTGAATTGAACGAGCTATCTGTTGCTGGTGCTAAAACTGGCATCGGCACAATGTTTACCAGCCCAGAAGAATCCGTAAAGATTATTACAGCGAATTATCCTGGGGTTGAAGTGCGACAGGATGCGAAGGGCAACTACATCCTGCGTTCGCAAGATGGCAAGGATTATGGAATCAAGCCTGGATTCCGCTTCAGCGATGTTCCTCGCGCTATTGGTGGTATTCTTGCGTTTACGCCAGCAGGACGAGCGGCAACATTTACTGGTGCAGCCCTTAAATCAGGAGCTACTCAAGCAGCTATCGAAGGCACTGAGTTTGCGGCTGGCGGAGAGTTCAACGCACAGCCCATTGCATTGGCTACTACTTTCGGTGCTGGCGGCAAGGTTATTGAAGATGTAGCATCTGCTGCGCTGCCTCGCGTTGTGGATCAAGTGCGCAGAATGCGTGGACAGCCTGAAATACCTTTAGGCACTGCGCCTGAAGCTCCTGCTGGTATGGGGATGCCATCTGCTACTACGATGGCCCCTGAAGCACCAGTGACAGGCGCTACAGCCGTTAGCCCTGCCCCAACCGTTGCCCCTGCATCAAGGCCAGGTGGCGGCGCTATGTCTACAAGCGAGGAAACAATTCGCGCTCAACGTGCGGCTGAACTTCCTGTGCCTATTGAACTGGCACGATTCCAACGGACGCGAGACTTTGCTGAACAACAACGCGCACGCGAACTTGCTAAGAACAATGAAGTCGGTGGCCCTATCCGTGATAGAATGGCACAGCAGCAAGACGAACTGCGTCAGAACTTTGAGCGGTTTATTGAAGGCACTGG